AACGGAAATATGAATATATCCTTGCGGGACAGGTCATGGCGACGGTGACGGACACGACTGCGGGCACGACGACGGCCCACCGGGTCATTACCGGTCTGACGCCGGACACGCTGTATATCTGCCGCGTGCGGATCTACAACAGCAACACGGGGGCGCTTGTCGCCGAGACAAACTCCATCAGCGTGCGGACGCTGGCACAGTCGACCTCACAGGCGACGGTCAGCATTCTAAACTTCCTGGATAACCTGACGCAGCTGGCGAGCGGGTCCTTCAAAGGCGATATCGGAAATACGTTTTACATCTCGGCCGCGGGCACGCAGTATCAGACGTACTCGCAGCAGTATCATTTCCTGTACTTCCGGCTCTCGTCGCAGAACTACAACACGGAGCACGACGCGAGCTACCCGATCCCCATCCAGGAAGGGCAGACCGTCAAGGTCTACTACCAAAGCAAGACCGCGACGGTCCCGATCTACAACTACCTGGACGGGCAGCACACGCTGGCAGACGGGTCCGTCTCCGGCACGATCGGCAATTCGTTCTTCCTGTCCATGTCCGGCACGCAGTACCAGACGTATTCGCAGGAGTATGAATTCCAGTATTTCAGGCTCGCGTCGGAAGGGTATGCGACAAATCACGCGGCGACGGAGACGATCCCCATTACGAGCGGGCAGGCCGTGCGCGTGTACTACAAGACGAAGATCACGGCAGTCGCACCATACATCAGCGGGGTCACGCTGACGAAGAACACGGCGACGGTCACGTGGGACAAAAACGGCGGCGGGTACGGAAGCTGGACACTCTACTGGGGAAAGATGAGCTATACGGCCATCGGCTCGCAGTCGATCGGCAGCTCACCAGTGACGGTCTCGGGGCTGGAACCGGGCACGACGTATTATTTCTGGATCGTCAACAAGGCCGGGACGGACTCGAAGACATCCAACACCGTATCCGGCAAGACGAAGGCACAGATCGCGGCCTTCGCGTGGACGAGCGACGATGCGTCGTATATCGCGGCGGGGAAGGCCGTGACATACCTGACGGCGGCGAGCTGGAACCGGCTGACGGCGAAGATCAACGAGGTCCGGGCCGCCAGAGGCTACGGGAGCATTTCCTTCACGACGGCCTACGCCGGGCAGACGATCACGGCGGCCATCTACAACGAGGCGGCAAACGCCATCGGGAATCTGACAGGCGCGGGAAGCGTCAGCACGGTATCGGCAGGGACGAAGCTGGAAGCGACGTACTTTGCAAACAGCTATTCTGCGCTCAAGGAAGCGCTCAACCGGGCAATCAGCAGTTATAACGGATAGGAGGAGCTATGAATATCACAAAAGCAGTGGTGCAGCTGCGGGGGCGGCTGATCGAGGCCATCAACGAGGCGGGGCTGCCGCCGGTCATCGTGGGATTTGTGCTGGACGGGATCCAGAACGAAGTGGCGAGACTCACGGCGGAAGACCTGCGGAAGGAGGAAGCGGACAATGCAGACAGAGCAGATGCAGACGACCATGCAGAATGACACGGCGAGCGGGCTGACGGTGCGAAAGGCCATCGGCGAGGAGCAGGCCAGAAAGGCCATGGACACGCTGCAGAAATACCGGCAGGGCAAGAGTGCGCTGGAGGCGCGGGTCATTGCTTCGGAGGACTGGTGGCGCATGCGAAGCTGGCAGCGGATCCAAAAAGGGAACCCGGAGGATGACAAGTGGACGTCGGCGTGGCTCTTCAACGTCATCATGGGCAAGCACGCGGACGCGATCGCGGCCTATCCGGCCCCGGCCATCCGCCCGCGGGAACCGGACGACCGGGAGGAGGCGGCGAAGCTTTCCTCGGTGCTGCCGGTCATTCTGGAACAGAACGACTTCGAAGAGGTCTATTCGGACAGCCAGTGGACGAAGCTCAAGCAGGGCACGCTCATCTGGCACGTGAAGTGGGATTCTTCGAAGCTGAACGGCCTCGGGGATATCTCGGTGCAGCCGGTGGATATTCTGTCTTTCTTCTGGGAGCCGGGCGTGAGGGATCTGCAGAAGTCGAAGAACATCTTCCTGACGGAGATGGTGGACAACGATCTGCTGGTCGAGAAGTACCCGGAGCTGCAGGGAAAACTCAACTCCAAGCAGCAGATCCAGCAGAAGTACAACACGGACGACGTCATCAATTTTGACAACAAGTCGATGGTGGTAGACTGGTATTACAAGAAATATCAGAACGGACGGCAGGTGCTGCACTTTGCGAAGCTGGTGGGCGACACCATCCTGCAGGCGACGGAGAACGACACAGAGCAGCGGTATGACACGCTGACGCTGCCGGACGGGAGCATTGTGCAGCAGCCGGTCGGAAAGCCCATGGCGGAGACGGGCCTGTATGACGACGGGGAATACCCGTTCGTGGTCGACGCGCTGTTCCCGGTGGAGGGCAGCATTGCCGGGTATGGGTATATCGACATCGGCAAGTCGACGCAGGAGCAGATCGACCGGATGAACCAGGCGATCGTGAAGAACGCGATCATGACGACGACGCCCCGGTGGTTCAAGCGGTCGGACGGGTCGGTCAATGAGCAGGAATTCGCGGACTGGACGAAGCCGTTCGTGCATGTGGATGGGAATCTGGGGCAGGACAGCCTGCAGCCGATCCAGGTCAACATGCTCAACAGCAATTATATCGCCATTCTGCAGAACAAGATCGAGGAGCTCAAGTGGACAACGGGAAACACGGACGTCAACAACGGCGCGGCGAGCTCCGGCGTGACGGCGGCCTCGGCCATTGCAGCGCTGCAAGAGGCGTCCGGCCGGAGCAGCAAGGACTCCACAAAGTCGGCTTACCGGGCCTACGCGCGGATGATCCGGATGGTCATTGAGCGCATCCGGCAGTTCTATGATCTGCCGAGGCAGTTCCGGATCATCGGGCAGCGCGGGGCAGAGCAGTTCGTACAGTACAGCAATCAGGGGCTGCAGCCACAGACGCTCTACGGCGCGAACGGACAGCCGGACGGGCTGCGGAAACCGGTATTCGACATTGAGGTCTCGGCGCAGAAGGCGAGCGAGTACACGTCCATGGCGCAGAACGAGCTGGCACTGCAGTTCTTCCAGCTGGGATTCTTCAACCCGCAGATGGTGGACCAGACGCTTGCAACGCTCGACATGATGGACTTTGACGGGAAGGACTCAATCATCCAGAAGGTCCAGGAGAACGCGGACCTGCAGCAGCGGCTGGTCGAGTGGCAGCAGCTGGCGCTCGCACTGGCGGACCGGTACGATCCGGTCATGGGTGAGGGGCTGGCGCAGCAGATCCTGCAGGAGGGCGGACAGGCAGTCCCGCAGGCGAGCGCCGCGGCAGCAAAGAAGCCGGAGATCAACACCGGCGAGACGCAGGAGCCGAAGATCGTGGAGAATGCGCGCAAAAAGTCGGAAGAAAGCACGCAGCCGGGATAAGAACCGACGCACAAGCTCGGCTTGCGCGTCGGAAAGGAAGAAATGATCTCAGAGGATAAGAGTCGCCGCTTGCGGCGGCCCGTTCTGGCGGGATTATTTCTGACTGGCGTGGGGTGAAGTTGGGAAAAGTTTGTGCTACGATGATTTTAGAATAAACGCCAGAAAGGAATTTACAGCATGGAAGGCGAATTCACGGGCGTAAGCGTTCAGACGAACGCAGCTGACGCCGCCGGTCAGCAGAGCGGGCAGGAGGCAGTTGCACAGGCGCAGGTGCAGCAGCAGCCGGCCAACGTCCCCGACGCTCAGGGACAGGGTACACAGGAAGAAACGTTCGACAGTCTGATCCGGGGCCGGTACAAGCAGGACTTTGATTCTGCGGTGCAGAAGGTCGTAAAGCAGCGCGTGCGCGGGCTGAACCAGTACAAGGGGCAGGCGGAGGCCATGGCTCCGATCATTGACCAGCTGGGCGCGCTCTATGGGATCGACACGTCGGACCCACGGAAGACGGACTTCGCGGCACTGGCACAGCGCTTTTCCGCTGACGAGCGGCTTTACAGCGCGGAGGCCATGGAAAAGGGCATGTCGGCGGACGCCCTCAAGAAGGAGTACGCCGGCAGGGCCGAGAATACGGCCATGCGGCGGCAGCTGCAGGAGTACCAGATGCGAGAAGCCTTCGCCGGGATCCAGGCAGACTTTGCCCGGGATGTGACGGCGCGGTACGGCGCGGACTTTGAGACCGAGATGCAGAACCCGGATTTTGCGCGGCTCATGGGCGCGGGCGTGCCGCCGAAGACGGCCTATGAGGTCATCCACCAGCAGGAGATCGCACAGGCACAGGCGCAGCTGGTGGCGAACCAGGCGCGGGAGAACGTCATGCGGACCATCCAGGCGCAGGGCGCAAGGCCGCAGGAGATCGGATCCGGCGCTGCGGGCGGAGAGAACGTCCCGATGAAAACACACTGGTCACGCGCGGAGGTAGAGGACATGCGCCGCCGCGCAGCAAGAGGGGAGCGAGTGATCCCCTGAGAAAGGAGATAAGAAGCTATGTTTAAATCCAAAGTCGGATTTCAGTTTTTTGCTGACGCCGGTACGCTCGTCAACGCGACCGGCAACTATGTAAATGCCGGTACCGGCCAGACGACCGCATTCAGCGGCAACGACACGCTCGCGCCGACCATGAAGACGTTCTACGACACGCAGCTGCTCGAGAACGCACGGCCGAACCTCGTGCATGCGCAGCTGGCAGGCCGTCAGGCACTGCCGCGCAACCACGGCAAGACCGTCGAGTGGCGCAAGTGGAACACGCTGAAGGACGCGGAGGAGCTGACCGAAGGCGTCATCCCGACCGGACAGAAGATGGGCCAGACCAGCACGACCGGCGCGATCAAGCAGATCGGCCTGTACGTGACGGTCTCCGACCAGCTGGAGCTGCATGCGCTGGACAACGTCATCCTGGGTGCGACCGAAGAACTCGGCGCTTCCGCCGGCACGTCCATCGATAAGCGCGTGCGTGACGCGGTCGTGGCAGGCTCGAACGTGCAGTACTGCGACAAGGTCGCAGAGGGCGGCGCGCATACGGCAGTCACCAGCCGTGCTGGCCTCGACCTGACGGCGAAGCTGACGCCGGACGAGGTCAACAAGGCCGTGACGACGCTGAAGAAGATGAAGGCTCCGAAGATCGACGGCAAGTATGTCGCGATCATCCACCCGTCGGTCGCATACGACCTGCGGTCCTCGAACGCATGGGTCGAAGCGCACAAGTATGCAGACGTCACGCCGCTGTTCTCGGGTGAGATCGGCGAGCTGCACGGCGTCCGGTTTGTCGAGACGACGGAGGCGAAGATCTTCAACAACTCGACCTGCCCGGTCAAGACTGCAGCGTCTAGCGGAGGGACGACGGTCTACTACAGCGTGTACGCGACGCTGTTCCTCGGCAAGGACGCATACAAGATGATCGACCCGGAGGGCGGCAATCTTGAGATGATCGTCAAGGGCAAGGACGAGATCGGCGGCCCGCTGAACCAGTTCTCGACCGTCGGCTACAAGGCGGAGATGGCGGCGAAGCTGCTGTACGAGGACCGCATGGTCCGCGTGGAGAGCTGCAGCGCATACTCCGGCACGGACGAGGCGAACTGAGAAAGGAGCACATAGCATGGCAACGAAAGAAACCGCCGCGGCGGCTGTACAGGCAAACCAGGAAGACGTGTGGAACGTCATGAAGACGATCTACCTGCCACGCGGGCAGGAGAACGAGGAGCAGAGCCGCTTTGTGGCGGTGAACGGCCGGACGTTCATGGTGCCGAAGGGCAAGGACGTGCAGGTCCCGCTGCCGGTGTATGAAGTCCTGATGAACGCGCGGATGGCAGAGGAAGAAGCCTTCCGCCGCGCGCAGGCGGACAACTGACAAGTGAATGCCCATGACGGCATGAAGCAGAGGAAGGGGCAGAAATGCCCCTTCTTTTGGTAAGGAGGAAAAATGAAAATTCGGGAAGCGATCGAGACGGTCGACCGGTTACTGCCGAACCAGTACGAGACGCCGGATAAGGTCCGGTGGCTGTCGGAGCTGGACGGGATCGTGTATCGGGATATCATCTGTACGCACGAGCACGAGAAGGAACCGGAGCCGTTTACGGGCTACGGGGAGGACGTGGACTTAGAGACCCAGCTTCTGATCCCGTGGCCGTATGATGAAATTTACCGCTGGTATCTGGGGATGAAGATCTGCGACGCCAACGGGGAGACGACGAAGTATTCGAACGAGGCGGCGAAGTACAACAGCTACTATCAAGGGTACTTCAATGCCTACAATCAGGCGTACATGCCGAAGCAGTACGCGACACATTTCAAGCTTTAAGGCGGTGAGACTATGAGCGTATATCGAGTAGAGTCGGGCGGCAGGGCCCCGGCTGGGCTTTCGACCGGCGACGAGGTCGTGACCGGCGGCGGCACGTACCGCATCACGGGCGTGAACGCGGACGGAAGCTATCAGTCGCAGCTGGTGAACAAGAACCAGACGACGAGGAACTACGGCGGCAGCTATCAGACCAGAAACAGCCCTTACACCATGTCCGGCGTGTCGGACTACACGAGAAGCAAGCTGAACGGGCTGGAGAGCGGGTACACGCCGTCGGGCAGCGTGCAGGCAGCGCAGGCGTATTTGGAGCAGGTCAAGGCCAGCAAGCCGGGCGCGTATCAATCGCGCTGGGACGATGAGCTGACGAGCCTGTATGACCAGATCCGAAACCGGAAGAAATTCAGCTATGACATGGGGACGGACCCTCTGTACCAGCAGTACAGGGAGCAGTATCAGCGTCTCGGGCGGCTGGCCATGCAGGACACGATGGGGCAGGCAGCGGCACTCACGGGCGGCTATGGCTCAACCTACGGTGAGCAGGTGGGCCAGCAGGCGTACAATGCGTATCTGCAGAACCTCAACGACATCGTGCCGCAGCTGCAGCAGCAGGCATATCAGCGGTATCAGGATGAGGGGACGGACCTTTATAACCAGTACAGCCTCGTGAAGGGCCGGGAGGATACGGACTACGGCCGGTACCGGGATACGGTCAGCGATTATTATTCGGATCTTTCGGATGCGCGGAGCGCGTACAACTCGGAACGGTCGCTGGACCAGAGCCAGTGGGCGACGATGCTCGACTACTGGGCGCAGAAGGCAAACAACGAGAACGCAGCCTACCTGCAGGCGCTGGCGGCGGAGCAGGCTGCGGCGAAGAAATCCGGCGGCGGAGGCGGCGGTGGGAGAAGCAGTTCCGGCAGAACCGGAAAGGGGTACATCGACAACACGTACAACAAAGGCGGATCGGGCGGTGCGCAGGCGCAGACCTACAACCAGCTCAAACGCGGCATGACCGAGTGGATCCAGGCCGGGCAGAAGCAGAAGGCATATGAGCTGTTCGCCGGGGTAGCTGGGCAGCTGAGTCTTTCCAGCGCGGCGGGCAAGAAACAGTATAACGAGCTGGTGACGATCCTGAACCGTGCGGGCTTCGGGATCCCGCTGGAACGATAAGGAGGCGGACATGGCAAAGAAGAAGCGGACAGGGCTGGATGCCCTGCAGGAATACGAAGCTGGCAGCGGATACGCTGCCAGCTCTGCGACGTCTTACGGGCAGACGCAGACACAGGGAAAGACCACAACGTTCAAACGGAGCGGGCTTGACGCGCTGCGCGAATATGAACAGTACAAGAATCCGGGAGCCGTGCAGGATACGACGTTCGACCCGAACTACAGAAGCAGAAATTATCAGACGCCGGGGCAGAACGCGGCGTTTGAGGCATATAAAAATGCGGTAAACGCAACGCAGAAAACGAGAAATGGCGTGGCTGTTTCCGGGAAGGTTTCGGAGCAGGAATACAGCCGGTCGCCTGGCATGCAGAAGCAGTACGGCACGTACCAGAATTATCTGCGCGGCGTGGAGGCGGCGCAGGGGCTGAAGCTTGGGACACTGGCGCTGCAGGGACAGAGCGCACTGCTGGCCGGCCGGTTTGCGCCAGCCACGCAGCAGGTGCGGGGGGACGTGGATGCGCAGAACCGGCGTGCAAAAGCGGCGCAGACCGCGCAGCGCGATCAGGTGCGCGGGATGCGGCGGACGTCGCAGGAGCTGGACAAGCAGATCGAGGCGCTGGAGATCGAACAGGCGGACACGCATTTCTCCGGGACCGGGCTTTCGGAAAATGGGAAGAGCGTGACGCAGCTGCAGAACGAGATCGAGAACCTGCAGGCGCAGAAGACGGCGGTCGACAACCAGAGCGCGCTGGCCCGGGCACAGGAGGCGATCGGGAAACTGAGTAAGGAAGACCAGAATCTGCTCCGGCAGTACCGCGGGCAGGAACTGAACGGATATCAGGTGCGGGCGTATGCGAAGTACGACGCGAAGACGGCGCTCAACGAAAAAGGCTACAGCGACGACACGCTCAAGCGGCTGGCGGAATGGCAGAAGGTGCTGGACGACTACGACAACGCGCAGAAGCTCGACCAGGCGGCGCAGGAGATGGGAAGCGGATCCTTCGCGGGGAAAGCTGCGGCGACGCTGTTCTCTGCGGCGCTGGCGCCGGGGAAGGCACTGGGCAATGTGGAGTCGCTGCGTGGCGTATTGCCGAAGTGGGCGGGCGGCTATCAAAATGAGGATATGCCGACGAACATCTACAGCCCGGCGTACAACGCGTCGCGCCTGTCCTCCGGCATTCGGCAGAGCGTGATGCAGAATATGAACCCGACGGGGCAGTTCCTCTATCAGGCGGGCACGTCGGCGCTGGACAGCGCGGTCAACATGGCGGTCTCGACGGGGCTCGTGGGAACCTTCGGCGGCGTGGCCGGTGCGGGGGCGAAGGACGCGGTTGCGGAGACCATGAACTGGGTGATGGGCTCGCAGGTCGCGGCGGATTCCGTGTATGAGGGGATCCAGAACGGCAAGTCCAACGCGGACGCGCTGGTCGACGGTATTGTCGAGGGCGCGATCGAGGGCTTCACGGAAAAATACTCCGTGGGCGATATCATCGAGAACATGTTGAGCGGGAAGGCCGTGTGGAGGAAGGCACTGCGGTCGTTCGCGTCGGAAGGCGCGGAAGAGATCGCGTCCAACTGGCTAAACCGTGCGTATGACGTGGTGGCGAAGCATGACCGGGGTGAGGTCATGACGGCCTACGCAAATTATATCGCAGAGGGCAAAACGCCGGCACAGGCGCTGGCGGCGATGGTTGGAGATTTCGCAAAAGAAGACAGCCTTTCGTTCCTCGCGGGCGGCCTGTCCGGCCTTGCCATGTCCGGGACGTATGCGGGCGTGAACCGCGTGATTTTGGAGGCAAACGTCACGCAGACGGCAAGAGCGGTCATCGAGGCGGGCGAGGTTCAGGATGTGATCGACTACGGCATGGCGCAGGAAGAGGGCACGAAGGCGCACCAGCTGGCCGAGGAACTGCAGCAGACCGTGGACGATGGCGGCGAGGTGACGCAGAAGGCCGTGGAGAACACGCTGCGTGAGGTGGCGAAGGAGCAGCAGGCGGCCGTGGACGAAGGGCAGGAGCCGCGCGTGCCGGAGACGCTGACGCGGCTGGAACAGCTGCAAGCCCAAGAGCAGCAGGCACAAGCGAAGGCCGAGGCGGATGAACGGAACTTCCAGATCTTCAAGAGCGCCACGGAAATGGCGCAGGAGAACCAGAGGCTTGCGCAGCAGTACCAGCAGGAGCAGGAACAGAATCGGGCACAGCAGAGCGTTCAGGCCGTCCAGCAGGCGCAGCGGGCGGCACAGCAGCAGTACGATCAGGACAGCCTGCTTGCGCCCATTCCGGGGACAGAGAATATGGGCGAGCTGGACATGGAGCAGTACGCCCGGCAGCAGACGGCGGGCGCGGAGCAGGAGCTGGACGAAGCAGCCGCGCAGCAGGAAGAACAGTATTTGCAGGAGCAGGCCCGGAGAGCGGGCTACGACGAGCAGACGGCGGCGTATTTCCTGAACGGGAACACGACGGGCATGCCGGCGGAGCAGTATGCGCAGAGCTTCGGACAGGTCTATGAGCAGGGCAGGCTCGGCGCGAGCGAGCAGCGGGCCATGCGCTATGCAGAGGGAATGAATCAGGACGTGGCGGCAGCAGCCTATCGAGCGGGCCTTGCCGCAGGGCAGAAAGGGGTAAACAATGGCAGTATCGAGACTACTGATGAAGGACAAGTCGGGCAGGCTGGTCAGCGTGCCGAAGGACAAGCTGGAGGCGTTCGCCAAAGCACAGCGAAGCAGCAAAGAGCTGACGCCGGAAGAAAGAGAGCGCAGGGTGCGCGAGATCTCGCAAAAGCTTGGGATGAAGTAACGCTTTCGGATCTCGGTTTCGGAAAGGACAACACGCAAAAAGTGCGCGTCATGCCGAAGGGGCAGGAGGCAAGAAGCGAGGATATCCAGGCGGCGGAAAAGTTCTTCCGGTCGATGGGCGTGCAGAACGCGCGGTTCTTCACCGGGCAGCTGACGCAGGAGATCGATGGGCAGACGTTTTATGCGGATGCCGCCGTGACGGAGGACGGCTCCGTGCTCATCCGGGCGGACAGCGAGGAGTATTCTGCGTTCGAGCTGGCGAAGCACGAGGGGTATCATCTGCTTGTCAAGCGCTGGCCGGAGATGGCGGCGAAGATCCAGAAGCGGCTGCTGGGCGAGGGCAAGATCACAAAGGAGATGATCGAGAGCTACGTGGACGCATACGCCGGGATCTACGGCGACGACACGGACGCCTACGTCGAGGAGATCATCGCGGATACCTACGCCGGCATGAACCGCACGGACTACGGCACGAACAAGCTGCGCGCGGACGTGAAGATGGAGGTCGGCCAGTGGCAGAAAAAAACCGGCAGCGCGAGAGCACCGCCGGTGAAGATGTCGATTGCACAGGATTTCAAAAGCAGAGTGTCAGCATGGTACAAGTCCGGGATGCCGGAGGACATGTCCTTTGTGCTGGGTGAGACCGGCGCGACGCTGCAAGGGCTGGGGGCAATCGAAAGCGATATTTATATGAACGGCGAGAAGATCAGCACCATTCTGAAGGAGCATCCTGAAATGACGATCCGCGAGATCCAACGGATCCCGGAGATTCTGGACGATCCGGTTCTGATTCTGAAAAGCAAAAACAATGCGAGAAGCCAGTACGGAAACAGCCGTCTCGTGATGTTCGGTGCGATAAAGGCGCAGGATGGACGGAACATTATGTGTGTCCTCGATCTGCGGCCAACAGAAAATGGTCTGCTGATTGACGATATGCAGAAGGTATCCAGCGCGTACTCGAAGGACGTGACACCGGAAAACTTCATAAAGCGGAGTTTCATTCTGTTTGCAGACGAAAAAAGAACCATCCCGCTTCTTCGCGGCATGGGCTTCAAAATGCCCATGTCCCTTCTGCGGAGTGGTTCTATAGGTAGTATATCCTATGAGGGCAAAAGTGTCAACCTGCGCGGAGAAAAATTTTCAGATGTTGTAAGTGTTGGAACTACCGCAGAGACGGCAAAGAGGAAATTCTCTGCCAGCGCGGATCAGGCACAGACCGGGCAGCAGACGCAGCAGGAGGACGAAAAGAAAAAGGGGCGGTATCGGGATCTGATGGGGGAGAAGGCGGCGCAGTATGTGCGGCGGCTGGAAAGCCGGCTGGTGAACGAGCTGGCGGAGAATCTGAGCGTGCCGGGGCAGGCGAAGCGGGAGGTTCTACGGCCGATGGCCGAGGAGGCGCTGCGGACGTTCTTTACGGACGGGCAGCTCGACCGGGCGAAGATGAACGATCTCTTTGAGACAGCCTACCAGGCGGGCATTGAAGAAGACACGCAGTACATCGAGCAATACGGCGACCTCAAGAAGTTCATCCGGGATCAGAAGATCTCGATCTCCGAGACAGACCGGCAGGATATTGCGAACTACAACCTGTTCCGGAAGGCGGCTATGGGAACACTGGCGATCAGCAAGGATGGTTTGCCGGTGGATGTGGCGTATCAGCAGCTGCAGGAGATGGCGCCGGAGCTGTTCCCGGCAGACATTACCGCACCGAGCGATCAGCTGATGCAGATCTACGATGTGGCGCGCGGAATTCAGAAGGTGCAGAAGACGCTGGATGAATACTACGGGCTGCAGGCGGCGAGCTTCAAGAAATGGCAGCAGGCGAATTTCACGGAATCAATTGACCGGCTGACGAGCGGGCTGCGCGTGGCGCAGCGGTATCTGGACGCGCAGAACAAGGCCAAAGAAAAGCTTGCCATTCCGCAGACAGCGGAAGAAACGAAGCAGATGTGGGCGCAACTGAAGGACGCGAGGCGAGTGGTCGAGAAAGCGCAGAGCAAGACGCTGCTGACGGAAGCCGACCAGAAGATCGTGAACCGGCTGCTGCGCGGAGAGACTGACCCGGCATACGTGGCGGGCCTGGAAAACGGACAGCAGATCCTGAAGGTCTACGAGGCAAAGGCTGACTATGATATGCTGGCGCTGAAGCTCAAAGCGTGGAACGCGCAGCGAAAGCAGGGGCTGCGGGACTTTGCCGAGCAGGCTCTGACGGAAGCCGAGGCCGTCAAGTGGGTCGACAAGGTCATGGGGATCCAGTACCAGCGCGAGACGATGGAGCGGAACATCCGGGATATCGCGCGGAAGGGCAAGGTCTCTGACGAAAAGGCCAATGCGTTTATCAACAAGTATTTCTGGCCCGTCCATGAGAACGAGAGCAAACGCAAGAATTACCTCGTGCAGCAGCAGAATAGGATCAAGGCGCTGAAGCTCGACCGGCAGGTACGGAAGGGAAATCTGGTATCCGAGAGCTATGCGGTGCAGTGGCTGGGCGAGGCGGAATTCAACCGGGACTATCTCAAGCAGCATCCGCGTGTCGAAAGGCGCGGGGGGATGACGTTTGACGAGTGGAACGCGGCGATTCAGGAATTCGAGAAGCAAAACCCAAATCTGGATCTCGGCAAAGTGCGGGCAGCCGTGAAGGTTTTCCATGAGGTTTACGACAAGCTGTTCCAGGATATGAACCGGGTGCGCATTGAGAACGGATATGAGCCGGTCAATTATCTGCAGGGATATTTCCCACACTTCCAGGAGAACGAGGAAGGCGGCAGCATTCTGCAGAAGTTCGCAAGGGCGGCCGGGATCGAGGGCGATGTGTCGCCGCTGCCTGCGACGATCAACGGCCTCACGGCAAACTTCAAACCCGGCATCAGGTACATGGCGAACATCCAGAACCGACTTGGCTACGCGACGGCGTATGACGCGCTGCAGGGCTTTGACCGGTACATCGAGGTCGCGACGGACGTGATCTTCCACACGGCGGACATTCAGCGGCTGCGGGCGCTGGCAACGCAGATCCGCTATCGGGCATCGGACGAAGGGCTGAAACAGCGGATCGACGCGATCATGATGAACCCATTCCTAAACCCGGACGAAGCCAACGAGCAGGTTGCAAACCTGACGAAGAACGGACGGTATGGGCTTTCGAACTTTGTGGATGAGCTGGACGAATACACGAACCTGCTGGCGGGAAAGAAGTCGCGGCGCGACCGGGGCATGGAAAAGCTCATGGGGCGGAAGTTCTACAACGTAATGAAGAAGTTTGAGTCCCGCGTGGGCGCGAACATGGTCGCGGCCAACGTGGGTTCGGCGCTCACAAACTTCATTCCGATCACGCAGGCATGGAGCCAGGTGTCGACGGCAGACGTGCTGCGCGGCATGTGGGATACGCTGAAAAACTACAAGACGGCGGACGGGCTGGATTCTGCGTCGACGTTCATCAACAACCGCAGCGGCTACGGGCGGCTGGCCATGAGCACAATGGATAAAGTCTCCGCCGGTGCAGGCTGGCTGATGGAATCCATCGACACGTTCACGACGGGGAGCGTGGTCCGCGCGCGGTATTACCAGAATCTGCGGCGGGGCATGAGCGAGACGAGCGCGATGCAGGAGGCAGACCAGTTTGCGTCCGGCGTCATGGCAGACCGCAGCAAAGGCTCGACGCCGACGCTGTATTCCGCGCGGAACCCGCTGGTGAAGCTGTTCACGCAGTTCCAGCTGGAGGTCAACAATGAGCTCAGCTGGATCTTCAAGGATATGGCGCAGGAGGAGCGGAAGAAGGGCGTGGCGGCACTGGCCAAGGCCATGTTCAAATTCCTTATCGGCGCGTGGATCTACAATGAGTTCTACGAGAGCATTGTGGGAAGGCGCGCGGCGCTGGATCCGCTGGATATCATCAATGATACGGTCGGAGATTTCACGGGGTATCAGCTGCCGAACACGGTGCAGGCGGCGGTATCCGGGAAATGGGACTTCACGAAAGAGAAGCCTGGCACGTATCAGGCGATCAAGAACCTTGAGGGGAACATCATTTCTGAGTTCCCGGGCACGCAGGCGTTGACGATCCTCGGCGTGGATGAGGCGCTGGGGCTGGACATTGACAGCGGCAGGATCGCCGTGGCGTCGGCCATCCCGAACCTCGGAAACATCGAGAAGGCGCTGCTGGCAAAGAACGAGGACATGGCGCCTGCGAAGAAGGCACAGACCATCGGAAACGAACTTCTGAAGCCGGGCCTGTATCTTGCGACGCCGTTCGGCGGCGGGCAGATCCGCAAGACGTATCAGGGCGCGACGGCGGTGGCTCGCGGCGGCAGCTACTCGGTCGACAACGAGGGGCGCGACATTCTGCAGTATCCCGTGTACAATGGCAACGCAGCCGACCGGGCAAAGAGCTGGGCACAGGCGCTGCTGTTCGGAAAGACGGCGACGGAAGAGGCACAGAGCTGGGTGGAGAGCGGGTTCAAGTCGCTGTCCGCGAAGGAGACCGCCGCCTATCAGGGAATGACCGAGGGAGGCGAGGACCAGCGGGAGACCTATGCGTTCATCCAGGCGGCGCGGAAGCTGGAGAAGAACTATGACAAGATGCTGCTGCTGAAGGCCTATGATATCAGCGATGAGGCGAAGGCAGAGTATTATTATCAGGTCCTTGCCGGGGATACGCAGAAGGCGGAGATGGATCCGAAGAGCACGCAGGAGCGGATCGACTACATGAACGAGAAGATCCAGGACGCGCAGGACGCGAAGCAGAAGCAGGATCTCAAGGACGCCGTCGCCGCCGGGACCGTGACGCAGGAGAAGGCAATCCAGAAGATCCTTGCGAACGACTACGCCGAGGATGAGAACAAGGCGTACTGGCTCTACAAGGAGTGGACCGGCGGGAAGGACTATACGAAGTACGGCAAGATCCTGCAAACCATCGAAGATGGCGGGGATCTGAAAGCGGCGGCAAAGGAATACTTCGACCACGGAGCCGAGAAGGGCGATATCGGCAGTGAGATCACGAAGGCGTACAAGCCGCAGTACATCGCGGCCTCGCCAGAGGAGCGGAAGAAGCTCAAGGAGAAGCTGCTGGCGGCCTATGTGGCACTGGGGTTCAACCGGGCGGATAAGTCCAAAGACATTGACAAGTGGCTGAAAGAAAAATAACGAGCGGGCCGGGGCGAAAGCCCCGGCTTTGCTGCGCGTGGGGTGAATCTGGCGCGGGGGTCTGCTACACTGGATGAAAAGGAGGGATGCGGCATGGCGACGCCAATTCCGGGGGCTTATCCGAGCCCGAGGATCGACAAAGGGGTGCTGCGGTGGTACGAAGGGGACACGTTCTCGATCGTGCTGCGGTTCGACCTGAAGGACCAGGACGGCGAGGCCGTCACGATCGGGACGACGGACAGTATGGCGGTCGTGTTTCTGGACGATACGCGGCAGACCGTCCACACGTTCAGCTTTGCGAAGGTGGAGAATGACCAGGTCACGCTGAACTTCGATGCGACGGTCACGGCAAAATTCACGAAGGGAAAGTACACCTACGATATCCGGTACACGCACGGCGACAAGACAACGCTGGCGAGCGGGAATCGGGCGTTCGTGGAGTAAGGAGCAGGTATGAGGGTAGAGATTCCAAATCAGATCACGGTGACGATCGGCGGGCTGATCTCCCGCGGGGTGAAGGCCGTGGAGGTCACGGACGCGGGGAAGCTGATTTTCACGCTGACGGACGGCAGTACGGTCGACCTTGGATCTGTCATGGGCCCGCAGGGGCCGAAGGGCGAGACGGGACCGGCGGGGCCGCAGGGGCAGACCGGACCTGCCGGCGCGCAGGGCCCGAAGGGGGAACCCGGCCCGCAGGGGCCGAAGGGCGAGACGGGACCGGCGGGGCCGCAGGGGCAGACCGGACCTGCCGGCGCACAGGGCCCGAAGGGAGAAACCGGCTCACAGGGGCCAAAGGGCGAGACCGGCCCGCAGGGCGAGCAGGGGCCGAAGGGCGACACGGGCGCGACCGGCGCGGAAGGCCCGAAAGGCGCGACCGGCGACACTGGCCCGAAGGGAGAGCCAGGCGAAAAGGGAGAGAAAGGCGACAAGGGCGAAACTGGCGCGACTGGCCCGCAGGGCGAAACCGGCCCGCAGGGGAAGACCGGCCCGCAGGGCCCGGCAGGCCCAACCGGACCGAAGGGAGATACGGGAACGGGATTTACCGTCAAGGGCTATTACGGCTCGGTCTCCGCGCTGCAGGCGTCGGTCAAGAATCCGGAGGTCGGAGACGCCTACGGCGTGGGCGCGGCTGCACCTTATGACATTTACATCTATGACGGCGTGACGAAGGCGTGGGTCAACAACGGACCGCTGCAGGGCGCAAAGGGCGACAAGGGAGATCCGGGCGAACAGGGGCCGAAGGGCGAACCGGGCGACACCGGCCCGGCGGGCGCAAGCGGAACGGACGGCATAACCCCGAGCATCGGCA